GATAACTTCTCTACACCTAGAATAAAGTATTCTTTAGATGGGTCAGTGTTTGTATAACCATCAAACTTGATGATGTAATCTTCAATCGGGAAGTTAGTTAGAGTTGTACCACCAACCTCAATGACCTGACGACCTGTCTGAGCACCATTGTTATCAGTTTGGTTGATAACGTTTGTAACTGTACCTATGTCAAACTCATAAGCATCTTTTCTGAATCCAGTTGCTTTAAGAGCACGTGTACCAAAGTTAGACGCTGAGTTAGTTAGTGAAGCATATCCACCAGACTGTACAACAACACCGTCTCCACCGAAGATAACGAACACAGAAACTAACTGTGTATATCCATCATTAAGAATGTTGTATCCAATACCACCACCGACTGATATAATCGTGAAGGCGTTAGCAACCATTGACTTACCCTGTCTTGGGAATGTCGCACGTTCTCTACCGTTAGCATCTTGATAAACACCAGGTCTAGGGACGTTAGGTTCAGCAACCTTGTTACCATCAATTTCAGCACCTGACGCTCCTAAGAAGGAGATCAATGATGCGTTCTGGATATAAGGTGATGCCTCAATAACAGGTAGATCAAGTAGATCACCTAGCATAGGAACTTTCTTAAGACCTGAATCATCCTTAAGTAGTGTGCTTGGTTCAGTTAAGGTGACACTAGCTAGTGATGTAGGTGTAGCAAGAGCATTGTCTAAGATTGTATGTAACGCTGTTAGAGCAGTGATAGCAGCTCCACACTCAGGTTTGTTGATATCAACAGTTGATGATGCGTTATGGAATGGAATTATAGATGTGAATTCAGCTTCAGGTAACTGGTTACGGATAGCAAGAACTGCCATGTCCTTAGCTTTCTGGTATACAGCACGTGTCTGAGCAACTTCGTTGTTAACGTAGTTGATATTTGTACCGAGAATATATTTACTTGCGGCTTCAATAGTTTTCTTATTACCACCGTATCTTAAGTCATACATCCATGAACGTAGAACGTGTCTTACGTCATCAATACACTGATCATCAGCGATAGGATATGTTCTTGTGATACCACTAAGGTTACCAGGCGTTCCTGTAGTACCAATCGCTTGTGTGATGATACCAGTTAATGTTGTGATAGAAGAAGCAATATCAGCACAACGGTTAGTGTATGATAATGTTCTACTTACAGATGATAGACTTCCTGTGTCAATCGCAACCTCGACAATATTCATCAAGGTAGTGATAGAAGATATAACCACGTTACAGATTGGTAAACCTGTATCCTGTGTGATAGTTAGATCTTTAACCTGTGCTAATGATGTGTGTCCACTTGTAGTTACATCCTGATTCTGGAATACTTCGATAGCAACTTTCTGTGCCTCTCTTAAAGCATAGATTGAATGATGTTCTTCACCCTGTAAATGAGCACCAGTAACATACATGTTAGCAGCATCATAAGTAAAGTCGTTTCCACCCATTGCTAGGTTCCAAGAAACAACCTGTAGAATATCTACAACGTCATCCTTACAGTCATCGTTAGTACCTGATACTTCAACACCGTTAGCAGTAGCAGAGATAAATCTGTGTGGGAAGTCACCACCACTCTTAACAACTACTCTGTTGATACATCCTGTAAGAGCACTTACGAATGTATGTGCTGTAGTGTTAGTTGGATCTGTACCCTGTAAAACATTAATCTCAAATGTGTCGTTAGTTACACGTTCAATCTTAACAGACTTGTTGAATATAGGATCGCCAGGTCTAGGATAAGCATGGTTAGTTACGTTACTATCTTGAGCACATGTAAATGTAACACCACCTTGATCTACCTTGACATAATCTCCTGCGACTAGACCATGACTTGTCTTAGTCAATGTCATCCAACCTGTTGTAGGATTGTACGCAGCATCTGTTGGTGTGATACCAGTATTAGGAACAAAGGTGTGAGCAGTTTCGTTAGTAGATGGAGTTACAGGTAAAGTCTGGAATGATATTGTTGTGTCCTTGACAGTGATACCATTTGTTGTAGCAGATACGAATGAGTGAGTAGTCTCATTAGAAGATGTTGCGATACAAACATTAAATGTATTAGCATCAACAACTTGTACATGTCTAAACTCATTGCTGTCTGGGTCTTTCTGAATGATACCATCGGTTACAGCAGATATAAATGTGTGAACTGTTGTGTTTGTGGATGGTACTATATCTAATGACTTGAATGAGAATGTGTCAGTAGTTACTGCTGTAAGTGGAATGAACTTACCGCTGATTGGGTCAGTTGATCTTGGATATGTCTTAGTGCTTCCATCTCCATGTGTACATGAGAATGATAAAGCATTGTCCTTAACCTTGATGTACTCACCCTTGAGCATACCATGGTTAGCGAATGTACATGTTACTATACCAGTCGCTGTACTATATGTTGCGTCTGTGACTGTAAATTTCTTTCTCTCTGCTCTTGGATAAGAGTGGTTAGAAGCATTGCTGTCATGATCACATGTAAATGTGATTGAGTCATCAGCAAACTTAACCATAGAATCTTCTCTGAGTCCATGATTAGCAGATGTAATTGTGATCTTACCTTCTGTTGGTACATACACAGCATTGGTTGCTGTCAATGTAGAATCACTGATAGCTGTAATCTCTACAGCAGTATCGTATAGTGGATCCTTCTTGACTGACATGCCATTAGTTGTAGCACTTACAAAGGTATGAGCAGTTGTGTTTGTAGAAGGTGTATTACCTATACCTAATACCTGTACACTAAAGTTGTTAGTTGATACAGAAGATACTGTCAACCATCTATCGTTAGCATAGTCTGTTGCTCTTGGGTAAGAGTGGTTTGTACCGTTGTTATCTTCTAGACATGTGAATGTAATTGAGTCAGTAGCAAACTTAACCTGATCTCCATTTTGTAGACCATGATTAGATGCTGTGATAATCATCACACCTGTAGAAGGTTGATAGTTAGCACTCTCAACTGTGTCTGTGTCTAGAGCAGATCTTGGATAATACTTAGTTGATACGTTACTATCTTGTGTACATGTAAACCCGATTGAATCAGGAGCTAATCTCATGTACTGTCCAACACCGAAGTTATTAGTACCGATGTTAGCAGTCATTATACCTGTAGTTGGGTTGTATGCTGCGTCTCTTACATCATAACCGTCAACAGTTGTAGGTCCGACATTAATGTCAATAGTATTGACACCGACAGATACAACAGGTGACCAACCGTCTCCATTAGCAGGATCACTTGCTCTTGGATATGTGTGAGTGGTATTACCATCGTCCATATCACATGTCCAAGTCATGCTATCAGTAGCAATCTTAAGATACTTGCCAGTTGTAACACCGTGACTTAAGATAACAGCACCTGATAGTGCGTTCTGGAATACGTGAGTAGATGTATCACTAGAAGCACCAACGTTAACTGTAATAGTTGAACCTGATACTGCTGTAATTGCTAGGTCTTGCTCATATGCTCTGTCTCTCTTCTTCTCTAATCCGTTTGCTACAGCAGATACAAATGTATGTGCTGAAGTGTTAGATGATATACCAACGTTGATATCAAATGTAAGTCCACCTGTGTTGGAAACTTGTAACCACTTACCTGATACTGGATCAGTATCTCTTGGGTATGAGTGACTACCTGTACCTACAGCACAGTCCCATGTAATCGAATTATCTTTAAATCTAATCCAGTCACCATCAGTTAGTCCATGACCAGCTGTTGTAGTAACTGACATCGCACCTGTAACAGGATTGTATGTTGTACCTGTGGTGATAGTAGATGTATCAATCGTTGTACGTGGATAGTAATGATCTGTTGCCTGACCATCTAGATCACATCTGAAGTTAAGTGATCCTGTTTTAACTCTTATACTATCGTTAGTCGTTAATGTATGAGATCCAATATTAAGTTCTAGTAAACCTGAAGCAGGTGTGAATGAAGCAGCAGAGACATCCTTAGTGTCTGTATCTACTGTTACTGTCATCAAACCAGTAGCAGGATTATATACTGCATTCTGAGCAGTTCTCTTCTGTGGAGAAGGAACGTTGAATGTTCTAGGTGTAGTCTTCTTGATCTGGTTTAGACTATCGTTAAGAATCGCACTATGAATGATTTCAAATAGTGTGTCTATAGAAGCTCTTACATCAGTACAGTCAGCGTCTGTGTATCGACCAGCTGAGTTTGAACTGTCGTGTGTGATAGTAAGATCAAATGTCTGTGTCTCACCATGATCACCTCTAACAACAACCTCGTTGTTAGCAATAACTAATTTACATATTTCTCTAGCATGCTCAATACATCTTACTGACTGGAACTCTTCATCATCTAGATGAGGTGTACCAACATAGTACTCAGCAGCTTTCCAAACTTTATTATTACCACCGTGCTGTACGTTGAAAGCAATAGCATCAACGATGTCAGCGATATCATCTATACAATCTTGTCCGTTTCCTGTTGGAACGTGTAGTGTAGGATCTTCAGCAAGTTCCCAAGCATATGCTTCTTTAGCAATGAAGTCTTTGTTAGCGATCAATAGATCGTGAGCATCAACAACCTTGTTGTTAGCAACTTCAAAACCGAAGTCAGCATTCATTCTACCGACTGCTACGTCAGCAATGAACTGTCTGTTAGCCCATATTAAGTTACGAGCATCAGCATGCTTATTACCTTGACCAGATCCAGCTGCGTCAGGAGTAATAGTGATGTCTCTGATCTGTGTTAATCCATGACCACCTTGTACAGTAACCACTTCATTACGCATTATCTGAATGGCAATGTCTCTTGCGTGGTTGAATGTCTCTACAGATTCATTCTCTTCACCTACAACATGAGAACCATCAACGTAATACTTAGCACCATCCCATACTTGATCGTTACCACCGTATGCTAGGTTATATCCCATTGCCTCACAGTAGTCAACAATGTCATCAATACATGCCTGACTACCAGTAGGAACCTGATAGGATGGGTTAGCAGCAAGCATTCTGTCTACTGCTTCCTGAGCAATAAACTGTTTGTTAGCAAGGATTAGTGATGTACCATCAGCAGATCTATCTACAGGAGGTACACTGTTTGGTGTCTGCCATGGAGCAGGTACTGTTATTACAACTGTTCCAGTATCTGTGCTAGCACCAGATAATATTACTGTAGCTGTTCTGTGATCTGCTACGTCATCAATCAGTACAGAACCATCAGCGGTAGCACCACTGAATGTCATACTATATGCGTTCTTAGCAAATACAGCGTGTCCTCTTGGACAGACGATTGTCATTATATCGCCAGAGCATGTATATGTACCTGTTCTTGTAAATGTTGCAGAAGTACCTGCGTTGTTTGCCTTCTTAACGTGTGCGTATGATTCTAACGCTATGAAGTCAACGTTATTATTGATTGTCTCAGCACCGTCTCTTTGCTTAGACATCTCTTTGAAGTCAGCACCAAACTCAACCTTCTCAAATGCGTAAGGAGAGTTCCTTAATGACATCAAAGCATAGTTTGTAGCAGAACAAACCTGTTGGTCTCCAGATGGATCGAAGTCTGTAGCAATCTTGGAACATGAACCTCTAACTACAAACTTAAGTGAGTAACCGTCGGCACGTTCTATACGATGTGTAACGTACTTTCTTCCATTGAAGTCACCAAGGTTATCTAAAACGTTACAGTTACCTGATCTGGTAGCACTGTCTGACGCTCTGATTACAAAGTATACTTCGTTTGTTGATGAATTATATCTAGCAACACCACATCCTAAGTTTGAACTACCACCTAAGATACTAGAGAAATCACTCTGTGTTTGGGCAAGCGTACCAGTCTTATATGTTGCGATATGGAATGACTTGTCTTGGTGTGAACCTGCATCGAATGTGACATGAATACCAACACCATTACCATTTGTAGGAGCAAGAGTAACAAGTTGTGGCCACAGAGCACTTAACTTAGAAGGATCTGTATTGGCAACAGTAATTGTTAAAGTCGTAGCTGACTGTGTAAATGTAGCACTAGCACTATTACCGAAGTCGATAGCAGTATATGGCATACCATATATCTGAACTTCCTGTCCAGCTTCGTAGTCATGACCAACGAAAGGAATACCTTCTATTGTTCTTGACGCTGCTGTTACTTCAAATGCTATACCTAAGTATTGTTGCTGTGTAGCAAGGTCTGTGTTGAGTTGACTGATGTCAACTACGTTTAGTGCTTTCTCAAATCTGTGATAACCTTTACCTATTGAGGTAATAGAAAGTATAACAGGAGCATCAGCACCAGATATATCAGTATTGGTCGCATCGGCTTGTGTTTGTGCTATTTGGAAATAGTTTTCGTCTATCTTGTAAACGTAATACAATCCATTATTAGTTAATCCACCTATATCTCCAGCTTTAGAAGAACGATAGTAAGCACCGTTACCAGTGAACAAACCATGCTTGGGGAAGTAGAATGTATTATCTTTTACGGAAATTCTTGAGGTAAAGAGTGTATGTTCGTCTCCTGTACCAGGATCACCTAAGTCTCTTCTACCAGTTACTGTCTGTATGTTGAGTGCGTTAACAGCAGTGTCATATAGTTCTAATGTATTCTCATCTATAGATCTAACAAAGTATGTGTCACCAGAGTTTAAACCAGCTGGAGCAGTACCACCTTCATTAGCTACAGCATACTCTACCTTGAAACCAGTGTTCAATCTGTGTAGAGGAACAGTAATCTGATTTGTAGTAGCATCTACGATAGTAGCATTACTACCATCAAAACGTAGTGTCTCTGTCTCAGTGTTGATTACCCACTGATACCTTGAGTGTTTAATAACCTCAGTCTCAGGTCTTTGTGATTCTCTATCAGCAACGTCGAGTGAGTCAGATGGTGAAGCACCTGTCTTAACGATATTAGCGTAGACATCAGCATAGTATAATCTTTCAGCGAGCTGGAACGTTGACTCATCATCACTCATCAGTACCGTAATAGTACCAGATGAATATGGAGATGCTTGAGGACCTGTAAATGTTACAGTTTCAATGATCGCTCTAGAGGATGAAGATCCACCTTCTACTGCGTATCCAACAAGTAACGTAGTATTGTCACCTGTGTGGTTTTCAAATGTAATAGCAAAGATGTTTCTACCTTTGTTTTCCAAACCTGGTGAGAACTCAAATGGTTCTAGGTCTGGTTCATACATTAACCTTTGCTTATCGTCAAATACATAAGCAAACTTCCATGTAAAGTCTGGACTTCCGTTAGCATCTAAGTGGTCTCTGAATACAACACCCGCACAATACGTCTCGTTAGACGCTTTGATCATGTGTCTGTCCATGTTCAATGGACGTAAGATAACTCTTCTTAAGTTATCTCCAATCAACGAACAGTTGAATGGTAGAGATATTGGGTTGTCTTCTACGTAGTCACCACCTGAACATATAATAGAAACGTATTCAGGAGTCTGTGTGTCTTGCTGTAAACTGTAAGCTATCTGAGCAGCTTTCTTAATGGTACGAACTGGTTTAGCAGCTGATCTACCATCGTTAGCATCGTCACCAATACCAGCAACAGATGATACGTAAACACGACCACCATTATCAGCAGTAGCAACGTCGTATACAAACTTGGTAGTAGCAACTCTGTTATTCTGTGTCTGTCTTGGTGGGTTATCAGCAGTAGGATAGTATATTGTACCGAAGTCAGCAGCGGTTGGGTCTGTCTCTTCAAAGTTAATTAAATTAGGACCTCTAAGGTCTAATCCTTTAGTTACAAACTCGTTAGTAACATCTAGGTTTCTAATTTGAGCAGTATCTGAGATGATAGATCTTGTAGTTCTTATCTGTCCTTCTACGTCTAAGTCAAACTCAGGGTTGGTGTTGTTGATACCAACACGAACGTTACCTGTACTACTCTTGGTTATGAATATAGCGTCTTCTTCGTCAGCACCTGAACCGATACTGAACTCCATCTTGTCAGATGCGTTGATTGTTAATGATCTAACACTTCTGTATGATATAGTTGTGGCAGCTTCAATAAAGTTTGTGCCTGTACCTGTGATTGAAAATGTATCTTCGTCTACTACAGTTATTGTATAATTTCCAGCCGTAAAAGTCCTTAACAGGCTATCAGAACCTGGTTTTACATATAGTTCATCGTTAGTGTTTAGCTTGTGTGCTATTGATGTTATAGTAACGATACCATTGGCTCTACCGTACGTAGCACTCGTCCACGGTCCCTGTGGAACTTTACCAGTACCTTCTATACGTTGTTGCGAAGAACTCTGCCTAAGTGTCATCTTTTAATCCAGTTTATGCTGCTGTTGATACTCTTGTGATATCTATGATACCAATCCACTTCACAGTCGATGTTGTTGAAACAGCTTCAACATCAAAACTAAAATAAGCACCGCCTCCTATTTGGAAAGCGACGGGGGTGATAGTCCAAGTCTCTACGCCAGGTAGATGTTCATGTATTACATTCTCAAATTGTGCTTGGAGTGTGGGTACACCGTCTGTGTCCACTGTGACCACAGCGTCAAACTGTGATGCCATAACATATATGTTATTATTTACCTCTTGTCCAAATACCTTTGCCTTCACAAATGCCACACTATTGTGACCTAGAGGAGGTGTATTGGATGAAGTGTTTGTACTTCCATCAAAACTTAAACGAAGTAAGTTGTTAGCTGGATCTGTTGTTCTCTTACTAATAAAGAGATCATTTGTTGCATCGGTAAAGTCATCAGCAACCATGTGAATTGCTGAGATGTTCTTCAGTTCGAGACTAGGATTTAAAACCTCAGTCGAACCTACTCCGAACCCGCCTATTGATGAGAAATTTTTTGTTGCCATTGTATAGGGTTACCTTCGATTATTTATACCTTAACTTTAGTTGTAGTGTACCTTCCTGTGAAAGTAGTTGAACTAGAAGCTTGAGATGACTTCGCTAATGTAATTTGTACAGAGTCACCGTTAAGGTTTACTGACGCATCCATCAAATCATTATCAGATGTAATGGAGTTTGTAATAGTAGCATGTGCCACTGTGCCTGATGCTCCACATATAGATGTGACCTCAAACATGTGAACTTTACCATCATTACTTTCAAGAGTAATAAGTGTCTTAGCACCCTTGTATGCTGTCTTATCAAACTGTGCGATGTTGACAGTTGTAGTGAATGAAGATATAGATCCTCCTTCCACTCTTGCTGAATCTAACTCTACAAATGTAGCAGTAGAATCTAGAACTGTTAGGTAGCTTGTTGCTCCACCAGCATTGTAAGTCCTATTGACTTTCAGACCAGCCTCTGCTCCAGTAGAATCCAATGACAAGAATTGCTTGTCACTGTTCATAGTGAAACGCAGTTCATTCTGTAAAGCACTGATCTTACCATGAGCAACGTCAGCATTACTTAAAGTCTCAACAGTAAATGTTACGTCAGTACCAGCACCACCACCAAGAAGACCACCACCAATGGTGATAATTTCACCACTCTCAAAGTTAATACCACCAGAGTTAATGGTGATAGTTGAGATAGTACCATTCGCATCAGTTACGATGTCAAATGTAGCACCAGATCCTGCGAACTCTGATACACCAGCAGTCGCAGTGAATGTGGATGATAAGTCGTATGCTGCTGCTGTTGCGTTGAATGTGCCTGGGTTAGCACCTAATGTACCGTCAGTAAAGGTAGCAATAGTACCTGCTACTAACTGGTTCTTCATAAAGAATCCACCAGTTATCTCAGCATCTTTACTTCCTCTTACCTTGAATAGTGATACTCCTTTTCTTTGTACGTCTAATGTATCTTGCCCTACAGTACCATTAATAGAAAGAGTACCGTTGACATCCATCAACTTAGCAGTTCTTATTGTAAACTTGTCTTTATCAAGTGATAGGTTATTGATACCTTGAGCATAAAACTCGAATGTATCTTCGTCAGAGCCAGGTGTTGTTTCAGTTAATATGTAAGTATCTTGGTCAACGTCACGTACACCACCAAGTGATACGTAGTCAATTCCATTATATCCTTCAAACTGTGATGTTGAAGTATTGTATCTGATACCACCAAGGTAGGTGTCATCAGCAGGAGGTCTATTGTTTGTGTCACCAACTGGAACTATAAGAGTACCAGTAGTATCCATCTTGATATTTCTAGCAGGACCAGGTTTGAAAGTTAAACCAGAACCAGCTACGTCAGTGATAACAACTGTTTGAGCAGCATCAGTTCCTATAATAGCAGAGTCAAGAACTACTGAGTCACCACTTACATAATCCTTACCAGCTGCGTTAATAACAACGGTGGTAATAGAGCTACTTACGACTGTGACATCAACTGTACCACCTGTTCCTTTTCCAGTTCCTGTAGATGTAATAGCAACCGCAGTAAATGTACCGTCAGTAAATGTCGTACCACTTCCAGATGTATTTAATGTTAATATTTCTCCGAATGACTTTACAACGCCCTGTGCTACGTTAGATATTTCACTATCTGTAATTCTTGATCTACCATTTGCTTGAATATAACCGAGTGACTCTACATTACCTTTGTCCATCTCTACCTTTAAGGCAGTAGAGGAACCATTCATTATCTTGAAGTCTCTATCAACAGCACCTGTAAATGTTATTCCACCAGCTCCTTTTGGTGTCAGTGTTAGATCTACGTCAGCGTTAGTACCAATCGCTTCGATAGATGCGTCATTATTAATCTGTAAACCTACCTGAGCAGTACCTGTTATGATAGTTGCGTTGGCAGTGTCAACTTTAAATACAGGACTAGCAGTTGTTGAGTCAACACCAACTTGGAAGTCATTACCTATATTGAATGATAAAGAACCATATACTGCCTTCTCTACACCAGCTATTGATATACCAAACTCATCAGGATTCTTATGGAAGAGACCTGTTGTCTGAGAGGTTACAAAGTTTAGACTTGGAGCAGCAGCTGTACCGTCAGCAAGATTTGCTGTTACGTTTGTAAGTGCTACGTTACCTACAGTCTGTGTTATATCTCCAACTAGAGTTAGATTACCTGTCTGTGCTGTATCACCTGTTACAGTTTGATTAGCAGTTGTGGTTATTGTGTCAACAGCAGCATCATCACCAAAGGTCATATTACCCTTGACAATTAAGTTACCATCAGCAGTAATATTACCAGATGTTATTATATGTCCGAACTCACCTTCTACTTGGAATACAGTAGCATTTTTACCAATACTAAGTGTACCTTCATATAGAGTTGGATCTTTAGTACCAGCTAATTTGAGGGCATCAGATATTAAAGCACCGTCATGTGTAAACTCAAATCTATCAGCACTTGTAACCGCACCTACTGTTAGAGCAAATGGGTTACCTGTTGTAGCAGGTCCTGACTCGTTACCGTTTACTCTTGGTAGTAATGTTTGTCCTACGTTATATCCAAATCCACCTTCACTGACAGTTACGTCTTTAATAAAACCAACCTTAGTAACAGTGTATTGGAATCCTGAACCACTACCACCAATATCTGCAGCATCAGCACTTAATACATCACCTACATTGTAAGGTCCTCCAGTCAAACTTATATTTTCTACAGTACTAACAACAAGATTATTACCACTTAAAGTAAATATAAAGTTTGATCCAGCACCACCTAATTCCTGAGCAGTTGCTGATACTTGATCACCAACAAAATAGTTTTCACCTTGTGCGTTACTCTTAACTACAGTTACTACACCACCAGCTACAGTAACATCTAAGGATAATCCTGTACCATAATCTCCAGTTGAACCAGAATTAATTGTGATACTAGCACCCATGTTAGCATGACTAGAACAAATATAATCTGCTGTTTCACCTGCTACACCAGGTCTTAGTACAACATCAGTAAATGCTCCAGCTGTACCTGCTGTGCCTACTGGTATGGCAACGATGTCATTATTTAAAGTCTCACCATCTTCTCTACCAATGAGTAGTGGATGACCACTGTTAGAAGTATCACTCTGATCGAAACGATAGGTGTTACCCTCGACCATAGTGATAGCTGCTTGTGTACTGCCATCTATAACGTATACATTATCAGGAGGAGGTGTACCAGGATTTGATATTACTGTAACTGCGAATGTTTGTGTTGGTACGTTATATGCGTTAATCCCATCATATTGTCCATCTGTATATCCACTACCTGCGTTTGATATATTTCCTTCCCAACCTGGTATGATGAAATCAGCAGTAGCAACGTTAGTTGGTGCTGTGCCACCACTTACAAAACTAAAGTTTACACCTGTGTATGTGCCTGGTGTATAAGCACTACCATTATTTGTTATGTTACCAGTCAGTGACTGGATATTTACTGATGTCTCAGCGTCTCCACCAGCTCCACCAATCAGTGTTAGTGTAGGAGCAGTGGAGTAACCAACACCTGGACCTGTGATCTCTATTCCAGATAGTCTAGCGTTTCTCTTACTGAAAGATGGTGTTAGAACCGCATCAGTAATAGGATCACCACCCTCTATTAAAATCGTAGGAACAAAGTTATAACCTGAACCTATGTTTGTTATATTAACAGAACCGATTGGGTAACCGATAGTTGCTGTAGCAGCACCGCCAGATCCTGTTGAGTCTGTGGTATCATTTGCGACTGATACAGTAGGAGCCGATGTATATCCACTACCTCTGGATCCGATAGCGATACTCGCTATAGATCTACCACAATAGACTGTGAAAGCAGCAGCTGTTGCTCCAACATCTTCTGAGAATGAAATTGTAGGTAGAGAACTGCCATCATATAATGTACCTGGTTCAGTAACGGTGATGCCTGTGATTGTACCGCCTGATTCTGTAACAGTAGCAGCTGCGTTAACACCCTTGAATGAATGTGACTCACCTGATTCTGAATCAGCTGATGTAGTTAGAGATATAGCAGAACCACCATTGGAAGAAGAAACACCGAAAGTATTTCCTGACTTATTAACGATATAGTAGGTATTACCTTGTGTTAGACCAATAGATTCACTACCACCGTTGTTGTCATAAACAACTCTCAATCCATTTATAAATGGGTTATCTGTTATAGTAATTGTAGTTCCTGATATATCATCAAATGTTCCGAATGATACTGTTTGAGGTTCTTCAATCGTGATAGTTGGAGCTCCAGTATATCCAGATCCACCATCAGCTAAATCAATTCTGTTGATTACACCATACTGTTCTAGGACTGCTGTAGCGTCTGGGTTAGTAGTACCCGCAGTAAATCCAATAGTAGGAGGTGAAGTGTAAAGTGATCCAACGTTGGTTACAGTAACAGTCTTCAGTGAACCATCGCTAGTGTCTATAGTACAGTTTGCTGTACCATTAACAGCAGGGTTAGTGTCTAAAGTTAATGTCTGTGAACCACCAGTATATCCATCACCTGTTTGATCAACAGTGATTGTTGATAACTTTTCAGTAGATATGAGAAGGTTCGTATCTGATAATAATCCATAAGCGTTAAATCCACCTCTTCGTTGTTGTTGTCCTAAGAAAATGTCAATAGAACCAGTCTGGGCAGTGTTGAAACTACCTACCTTATTCGCATCAAAGTATGCGTTCTCGTTAAATATTACCTCACCGTTAAATGTAATGTCTTCGTTACCTGCAGGGTCAATCAGTAGAGCACCACTTGTAGTAGAGAAAGTGTTACCCGCTAGTCTTATGTTACCTGTCTCAATATATGCAGGATAGATGTTTGTAGTACCAGTGGAGTCAGATAATCCAATACTGGTTGCTTGCTGTGATGATGATGTTGACTGGAAGTTAACGTTACCTGTCTCTTGGTCAACTAAGAATACTTCACCAACTCTGAAGTCACCCTTCTGGTCAGTAGATGAGTAGAATACTCTACCACCATTTGTCTCTACAACTTCATTAGCTTGGTTTGCTAGTGATGTATCATTTGTAAAGTCTTTACCCGCACCAATGTACATGAAGTTGTGTGCTGATAGAATCAGTTTACAACCATTACCATCAGAGACAGCACCCTTAAGACCATAGATGTTAGCAGATGCTATAGACTTGAGTTCACAACCAAAGGCACTGTAGTCTACAAGTGATACACCTGTAGCAGAGTCACCACCTGATGAACGAACATCCTTTGGAGATGGACTATCAGTGAATGTACTTGCTTGGTCTGTACCGTTGAAGTGTACTAAGAGGACTGTATTAACGTCTATTCCATACTCTCCACTTGGAGCACTGAAGTTACCTGTAAATCTTGCTGTACCATGACTGACTCTAACTTCGTCGATATACCCTGTGAAGAAGTCTGAACCTGCTGTTCCATAGTTAGCACCGATGTTTAATGGTTTGGTGCTTCCATAGTTATTACTATCTGAATATGTGCCTACTGAAGTACCATCCACAAACAGTCTTGTAGTACCGTTGTAACGTGCTACAGCGACGTGATGCCATGTGTTGATACTAAGTGTACCACCACTGATATGTTCTGTTGTGCCAGAACCAAACTTAACAGTACCAGCATTATGCCATAACTTCGGTGCTGTATCGGTATCAGATCCAGTACGGAAGTCAAAGATAACATTGTTACCTGTAAGTGATGAAGCATATACAAATGCTTCTAGAGCAAAGTTTGCTGTACCAAAACCAAAGTCTTCTGAAGTTTCAATACCAATAAAGTCACCAGTACCATCAAGCTCTAGTGATGCTGTACCAAATTTCTTAATTGAAGTGTCAAGTCTAGCGTCAGCATTAGGAGTCAGAGTCTTACCTGTCTCAAGTGCTGTAGTAAATTGTCCTTCACCTTTTCCTGTTAGGTATATGTAATTACCATCGTTTGATGCGATGTTACCATAACCTATCGCTTTCTTATATGTGACATTACCAGATGTATTACCTGCTGTGAGAGCAAAGGTAAATGTATCAACTGTCGGTGCTCCTGTTACCTGATAATAACCATCACTAGCACTGCCAGAAATAAAGTCACAGTATACGCGGTCATTCGTAGATAAACCATGAGCAGCCCTCGTTACTGTTACAACGTTACTGGATAAAGCATATGTACCAGATCTAAATTGATTCTCTAATTCATATACTTGCTCGGAAGCATCAAAACTACCAGATACACCTGATAGTTTTAGTCTTACCTGACCAGTTCCATGTTTTCCTGTAGCACCCTGTATACCTTTGATACCTTCGTTAGCGAAGTATATAAAGGAGTTCTGCCACTCACAACGAACACCATTAGTCAGTAGTATACCGATTGAGTTGGGTACGATGAATGTACATTCGTTGAATAATATAGATGTCTCTAGTGTGTTTGCGTTAGCAATAGCTCCATCTAGTTTAGCACCACGACCCGCATCACCTGCGTCATATCCATAGGGGTCACTAGCAGATGTTGTTGATCCTTTGTTTAGTACTGTTACTCTTTGTATATAAGCACTTCTCTCTGAATTCCAGTCGTTAGCACCAACGAAGGCATAACCTGTATCGTTGCCACTATTATAGAACATGTCCTTAATAGTAACTTCTGAAACAGTGGTATCACCGTTCATGATGAAACAGTCAAGGTCGTTTGTTGCTGTTGTTGGATATATATTTGTTGCTCTTAATCCAGCACCTCTGACTGAAACACCGTCAGGGACTGTTAGGGGAAATTCTTCTTGGTATTCACCAGCTGCTACGTTGACTGTATCTCCAGATGTAGCAGCAGCTAAGGCATACTTAAGTGTTAGGAATGGAGTTGAGGAATGTCTACCTCTTGCTCCTCCTCCTAATAGAGAAGCAGCGTTAGTACCAGTTTTAGCTACGAATAGATGATTACTAGGACCATTAGTAATATCAGACGCTAGCATAGACGCAGTAACACTAGCAGTGTTTGGTGCTGCGTTACCTATCTCTACGATAGAACCTGAATTGTTAACAAAGAGTTTCTTATCCGCAATATTAATTGCGACTTCCTTATCGACTAGATCGGTATTAGTCGGTGTCGCGTTCGGGGTTGTCGAGCTCTTTAGTTTGATCCTCGTTGCCATTTATAGCATTCTCTGATGATTGATCTTGGTTAATAGTATTTAACTGGTTTTGTAAGTCCAGTGTTTTCGCTTCAAGCATGATGTTAGCGAGAGTCAATTCAGAAACTTTACGTTGTAATGTAGCAATAATAATGTTGATGTCCATAATAATATCAGTGTTAGAAGACACCTCCATCTAGGGTGTCTGTCCAAACAGGAACGCCTAATGCTGTTACTGTCAAGACTTGGAAAGAAGTTGTTGCGTCACTTCCTGTGCCAGGTGATGCTATGTTAGCAGCAGCAGTTACCTGCATCGCAGAAGAACCATTACCGTAAGGAACACCATATTGAGTAAAGGTTGAAACACCTGTACCACCATATTGGACTTCAAGATCAGTATCAAGTTCAAGATCTCCTAAAACAACAGTACCACGATTACCTGTTACTCCGAACACGGTAGCAGTGTCTGTAGCATTTTCAATGAATGTCCAAGCACCTGCACCATCGGCACCGCCTGTACGATCATATCCAAAGAAACCAAACTGAGCAGCACTACCTGTATGGTAGTGTACCTTCACACCTCTATCTAGGCCATCACTAGCATCCCTAGTTGCGACAAGAGCTCCACCTGAATCAATGTTACCAGTGATTGCTTGGTCTAAAGTGATTTGCTTTAGTCCAGTATTGATAGAAGCAATAGATGTTGAGTTTGCTATGCTTGTTCCAGTGATGTCATCACCAACGTTTAATCCTGTTACTCTGTCCACAGTTAGAACTGTAGCACCTGAAGTAGCAGCGACTGTCAATGATAGAGCAGTTGTAGGATCACCTAATTCAATAGTAGGATCGTTAACGCTCATTGAAGCACTGTTAACAGTTGTTGTAGTACCATCAATCTGTAGGTCACCTTTGATGATAACCAAACCTTCTGAATCATTACCAGCTGGGAATGGGTCAATGATCATCTCTGTACCAGAAGTAGTTTCGATTCTATTAGCATCGAACTTTAACTGGTCAATAGTCAACTCTCCAGTGATGTTCTGGGTAGCATTGATTGTCTGTGTGCCTTGGAACTCAACTCCTGAAGCAAATGTAACTGTTGAGTTAACAGTCATGGTATCTGTGTTAGCAGTACCAATAGTTACGTCATCATCTACAACTAAGTCTTTAATCCATGCTTTAGCACCAACTGCTAAACCACCTGATACCATTACAGCAGCAGTCGTGGAGTTAGACGCTGTAGTAGTATCAGCAAATGTTACTTGAACACCTGTGTCATACTGCTGATCAGCACCAGCCCATCTTAGTTTGTCTGTTGTTGTTTCATCATAATATACACGTGCGTCGTTTCCTGTACCGAACTTTAGGGGGATATCGTCCTGTATAAGAAGTGAAGCAGCAGCATTACCACCTGAAACACGTCTAAGTTGTAAGTCACCATCAGAGTCGTCCCAGACTAACTCAAGGTCACCAGTGGTTCCGAATTCTACTTCTTGACCATCTTGGAATACGACCTTACCAGCTCCGTTAGCACCTATGATTAGGTCTGCGTCTGTTGTGCTTGTGTCAATTACGTTCGCATTGATCTGAACGTCATCAACCAACCATTGATCTATTTTACTATTACTATCTACAATGACAGCTGAATCTGAGGTC